ATTGTCTAACTTCTGTATAGGCTTCCCAGCTACCTTGATCACACGTATTTGTGCCGTCGTTTAAATATTCGTTACGTGCTTGTGCTGATGATGTCACCACAAACAAGAAAAATAATATCCACGTTAAATTAACGAGAAAGGTCTTTAATATCGTATTCATGTCTTCTTACTTGGTCTGCTAGTTGTTGGAATATATTTTCTGCCATATCCCATGTTGCTTCTGCTCTTGCTAATCTATTTTTAATATCAGCAAGTACTTCTTTTTGAAGTGCTAAATCTTGTGTTACAGTTTCTAATATTTCTTTATTAACTTGAATAGTGTCTGTCATAGTTAATACATATCTAACAGATGTAAAAGTCCCGGCTAGGATTGCTCCTACAACAGGCACAATTACTATATTTTTTTTGAACCAATCTAATTTACTTTTACTTTTTTTCATATTTTTTGTGCTCATTAAATAACCAATTTACGTAACGGTTCCATAGTTTTTTTAGCCATCTCATAACTAAACTCCCTAATTAACATTTACATTCATCACAAACACAGACGCCGTATTCGTCTGCGTGTAAGTCTCCATCACAATGGCACTCGTGGTAACAATTTTTACAAGTCTTCGTTTCTGTAGCCATAGCCTTTTTTTCTATTTCCCCATCTCTTGTTCCAGGCATACACATTCATCTTACTACCAATGTGTTCCATCCAAGATAATGGTATATCTATCGCTCTTCTCGTAAACCTTTTTATATCGCTTATCGCGTCGGGTATTGTTTTCATATTATTAGCGGGTGATATCAGTCTCCCGTTATCACCCTATCTTATACGCGCGTTAAGAATTAATCAAATTTTTTAGATATAAAATCTGTTATTTTTCTCCAGATTTTTTTGATCCAAAACCATACTGGTTCTATAAATTTTTTATACATCTTTTTTTTCCTCAATTTCATAGAAGAAACTATCAGTATCTTCTGTTTTCCACTTACCTGTATCTTCAACGTTCCACTCATTAGTTTGCACTTTCCAATCAGGAATATTGTCTTTCACAGTGAAAGAAGGTAAATCCCATATACATCTATTGTTTGGTTGTGCTGCAAAATTGCCATCATCAAGAGCAATTATGTGAGCGCACTTATGTTCGTGCGGAATCTCTGAATGGTCAGTATCTAGTATATTACCATCTGGGTGAGCCCAGTCAACGGTAAATAGATATCTACCATGGTGCCATTTTTTATCTTTACCAATGTATTTACCAGAGGCTGCACTTAAAATATTCCAAGTAATAACAGTAGGATAATAAGAGAAAGAATTCCAAAGCTCCAATTCATCAAGACGTCGCTTGGGAACGTCTTCTGGTCTATATCCTTGTTGAATAAACGCGCTAATAGGTAGGCGATAAAAGATTGCACCGTTACCCATAATAGCGTGAAAAAGTATAGCCCTCCCGCCCATACTCGTAAGACCAAAGATAATACAATCTTCAACTTCGCCATGATGTTTTTTAAGATCATAGAGATATTCTTTTCTTATTTGGGCGTATGTCGCCGGTATGTTTGCATTTAAATATGCCATTACTTAATTTCACCCCAGTTAGCCCCCTTTTCATAATCAACTTTATTAGGAACCTTTAATTCAACAGCAGCTTCCATAATCTTAATTATTTCTTCTGCTTTAACATCAGACTCAACAGAAATATCTACCTCATCATGAATCTGTATGTGTGGTATTATACCATTTTCATAAAGAGCTACCATAGATTTTTTTGTCATATCAGCCGCAGATCCTTGTATTAATTTATTTAATGCTTTGTATGTAAACGCACGCTTTAATGGTTCATCATATTCTTTCCTTGCTTGTTCGAGTGGTAAAGGTTTGAATACACCAAATTGTACTGGCTGCCATAAATCAAAATGACATGCACGTCCTAATAAAGTTCTAATCTTACCTCTGTCGTTTGCTTTTCTAGATACATTGTCCATTAGTTTTTTTACAAATGGAGCTTTAGTATGATATTGTCTAATTAATTTTTCTGCTGACTCTTTCATCAAACCTAGTTCAGCCATCAATTTATTTTTACCCATTCCATACATAAGACCTAAATTAATCGTCTTGGCTTGCTTCCGTTCTATGCCTGCCATGTCGGCCACGACCTGATGGAAATCAGCGTCTCCGGCGTTGTATGCGTCTACAATTTCATCAACTCCGTCCAAATTCTGCAGTTTTGCGTAATGCACTAAAATTCTTGGTTCTTGTTGTGAGTAGTCAAATGAACCCCAAACATGTTTTTCTTCTGGAATAAATATAGATCTAATCATTGGACCAAGTTCAGGATGTCTTGCGGGTATCTGTTGTAAGTTTGGATTACTCATACTAAATCTACCTGTAACCGTGCCACCTTGGTCTGATCTAATTTGATTTATGTCTGCATGTATTCTACCATCAACTGCATGTTTGGTTATTGAATCTATAAATGTAGTGTGAGCTTTGTTTAATTCTCTTGCTTCAGCTATTGATCTTCCTAATTCATGTGGATGGTTCTGTAAAAAGTTTTTTGTAAAACTTGGTTCTTTACTTTTTTCTGTTCTATCGTATGGAAGTTTTAACTTATCAAAGGCTTTTGCTATAGATCTGGCTGCCATAATTTCTACGTCAACACCAGTTAATTTTTTTATATTTTGTATAATTTTTTCTTCCCTTTTAATTAAATTTTGTTTAATATTTTGTGCTTTTTCTAAATCAACTCTTACACCTTTAAATCTCATATCAACAAGACATGGAAATAATTTTGTTTCTAAGTTAAATACATCCATTAATTCTTGATTGTATAGTTCTACTTTTAATCTTTGCCAAAGTTTTAAAGTTGCTTCTGCATCACGCTCTGCATATTGACCTACAAACATTGGTGGTAATCTCCACATATCTGCTTTAGCATCTAATCCATACTCTTTTGCTGCTTCTAATAAAATTTTTTCATCTTTACCTATGCCAACGTAATGTTTAGATAAGGCATTTAATTGATAGCTCATTCTGTTTTCGTCTATCAAGGATGCTGCTATCATCGTGTCCATTATGGGTCCTTTTATGGTCAGTCCTGCTGACCTTAACCAACAAATATCGTACATAGCATTGTGAAAAATGAAGGTTGTATCTTCTTGTGTAAACAAATCTTTTAGCCAGTTTAACACCAGATTTTTGTCCATATTACCACCTTGCTCGTGGTGTATAGGATAATAGCCTGACCAGCCTTCTACGGCCACCGCAACGCCAGCAATGTGCCCTTTTCCAGTTACATTACCAGAGCCTAACTCTTTCAAGAGTGGGTCGTTAGTTTCTAAATCTATTGCTATTTCTTTGGCTCCGCGCAGATCTTTTAGTTCATCTGGCATGACCCATTCTGTTTCAGGGGTAAATAGGGGTATTTGTGTACTTCTCACTTGTAGTCTCTCTCCTTTACCATTTCTAGATAATGTATAGCTTTATCTATATCTTGTATGCCTCCTTTGTGAGGATGCCTACATATATACTTTATAGCGTTCCCCTCTGCAAATTGCAACCTATTCTTGTTTATAAACTCTGCTGGCTGAATGACAAAATTTTGATAGTGTCGTCCTCCAATTTGTTTCTTAAGACTTTTCATAATGATTTATCACCTCTCTTAATTTATTCTTTTTTGTTTTTGAAAATGGTTCTATAGCTTTTGCAACCTCTAATGCATCTCTGTGGCTGCATCGCCAACGCCATTGATCAAAGTTTTGATGAGACATCTTTGGTCTGATATTAACGTGTCCACAACCAAGTGCTTCATGTAAATATTCTATTGTTTCTTTATGTGTCATCGCTACCTCAATTCGTATGTTCCAGTACTTGTAGGCTCTGGGCTTTCCTTTACGATGTTGGAGTTGTTGTGTGTATGTAATACAACCCTCCCCATCAATAAGACCAGCAATATAAGCAAACATATATCTATCGTTTTTGTTTTCATCCATTATAAAATATAAGCTCGATCAAAGTTCTTTGGATCTAACACATGCAATTCGCGCTTCGCTCTCGTCGCTCCAGTATAGAATAACCTATGTAATTCGTCTGGATCATAACTCATAGTTTCTAACGCTGCATTTGTAAGATCTTGCATAAGCAAAACTTTATCAGCTTCGCCTCCTTTCGCTCCATGTATTGTTGACATAATGATACGCGGATTTTTGTTTATCTGTTCTCCATTCGCCCGCATGTTACGAATGTAGTTCTCTGTGATGGTATCTAAACCATCAAAAGATTCATACCAAACTTTATCTGTAAGTAATCCATACTTCTCCATACATTCTTTTAATGTGTATTTTTCTTCAGAATGAAAAAGTTTACCTGTTCTAAAACCTGGTGACACATTTGATCCAAGATATTCATATATATTTTTTATCTCAATAGGACCCAATAAATTTGTAGCACCTTGTATTGCATCTTTCTTACGCCATCTCTCCCAATTATTTAAAGCTATTAAAAGTTTTAATGGAACGGAATTCATACCCCTGTGTTGATAATACCATCCTCTTAATTCACAAACTTCTTTTACATCATCAAGAAAATGATTAGCTGATGATAATACCAACCAATTATCTTTAGACATATCCACTTGTGTAATATCAGAATATCTACGCAAGATACCTTGTTGAGTTCTAGGTTTATAATTCTTATCAAATCTATTTTGTACTTTATTAATTATTTTTTGTGACAATTCATGTATTGGTCCACCAGGTATTCGATATGATTGATCCAATACTTTAATATCATTAACTTCTTCTTTTAATGCTATGAAATGATCTACGTCAGCTCCAGCCCATTTAAATATAGCTTGATCATCATCACCAGCTATGTAAGTTTTTTTAGCATTAGCCCACATAGATCTAACCATCTCCCATTGTATTAAAGATAAATCTTGCGCTTCATCTATAAACAAAGCTTCAAAGTTTGGTTTGTTTTCTTGTTTAATAAAATCTTCTAATAAATCTGTAAAATCTTTTAGACCTTTTTCTTTTTTATATCGTTTTAATTCTTCAGATAATAAATAAAGTGTATCTCTTTCTATATCTAATATGTTTTGTCTAGAGTCATAGTATTCTAACAAATCCATTCTTTTAACTCTGGCTGTATTCATAATAGTAAGATATTCATTGTCTGAATTAAAAGTACCATCTTCATCTGAGTGTTTACCTGTCTTAATAGGTATACCTACCATCTTACCAAACTCTCGATAATCTTCTGCTGTCATCATTTTTTCTTTTGTCATTCCTAATCTTTGAAATGCAAACGAGTGTAAAGTTCTAAAATTTTCTAAATCTTTTTCTGCATCAAGACCAAACTTTTCAGCTGCTCTTGTTGCTGCTTCTCTTGCTGCTTTTCTAGTAAAAGAAAAGTATCCTATTTGTTTTGGTCTTACGCCTTGTTGTATAAACTGATCTACTAAGTTTAATAATGTAGTAGTCTTACCCGTTCCAGGCGGTCCCAATATAATTGTTTTCATTTTGTTTTCTCATTAATTTTTTTGCTTTTCGTTTAGCTTGAACATAAGGTCGTTGGTAGTAAGCTTTGTCCCAAGCCTTTCCTTTAGGACTTTTTCTCCATCTTAATCTAGCTTCTCTTTTACTTTTACAATCTGCATAAATTGCCATTAAAAAGCCTCCTTATGATATTGTACTTTTGATACAGATGTTTCCATCGCTCTCATTGTTTTTATTTTTATTAGTCTAGGTTGTTGTTTTTTTATTCTAACTCTTTCTTCTGAAACAAAAGTTTCATCAAGTCTTTTTATTAAATTACCTGTCTTTATTTTATCTACATCCCAATTATTCTTTTTACAAAACGCATAAAAATCATCCATTCTAAAATATGTGAATTCTTTGTTTTCGTCCGTAAATGGTAGTTTGTTTAATACGTCATCTATAGTTCTTGCTGATTGTCTGTTTGTTGTCCAATCTTGTAACAGTCCAATTAGTTGGTTCATAGGATCTAAAGATTCTAATGGTTCTACTTCTTGTAAATTTTGCATCATAGGTTTTAAAAAATATTGTTTCCAATCTTTTGCTTTTGGTACAGGCACAACCAGGTTAGCTTGATCTAAACATGCTAATGCAAACAAAGGTGGGCTATATAATTGTTCTGATTTTAATTCGATCCGCGTTCCACTTACATCTAAGAACCATTGAGGTGGAGTGGATTTGTATTTAGTAAGATTACCTAACACAGGCATTTCTTCTTCACCATAGCCTACACCAAAACGTTTTGTTCTACACAAACCCGATTGACAGACCGCGTTGATTGGTGCGTCTTTACATCTATACTTATCATAGCCTTTTCTATTTACAGATTTAATTAATTGTTGAACCTCACTATTACTTAACTTCGGTTCCATATATTTTAAATTAGCTTCTACAATTTTATCTTCCCAACTATCAGGATGTGATTGTTTATAATAAACAGCTATGTTGAATAATGCATTATTTCTAGACCCCTCACCAAAACCAACTGATGCCAGTTTATTTAAGCAAGGTGGTCCCGCAGGAAAAGCCTCTTCTATTTTTTTCTCTTCAACTTTAATTTTCTCCACTTCTTGCCTTGTGCACGCACAAACATCATAGAGCTTATAAAATTCCTCAAGTGTACAAGAGGAGCCACTATCGTTGATAGCATATCGTAATCCTTTCGTTCCATTGTAGTAGGGTAAGTTTAAGAAGTTACCTGTGTCCCCACGTTCCACAAGTATTTCTGTTTGTTTAGGAAAGATTTCGCAACCTTCATATCCTAAAACTTTTGCAATTCGTTTGAGAGTTTGCTGCATGAGAGCAGCAGATATAAATTCTCTTGTAAATAAAAATACATGTGCTCCTCCTGATTTAGAGCGACATACTATTAAGGGGAAACCAAAATCTCGGATCCTAGATATAAGATCACTATGAGAGAGATTATACTCATCAATATCAATGCAGCCCCACTTACAAGTATTGGACTCGGTAATTGGGATAATTCCAAGTGCAGGGCCTTTGCCTTCGATATGATTCTTCCATAGATCGTCGGTGATTTGTTTTCTAACGATAAATGCTTTTCCTTTTTGTTTACCGTTTTCTCCTCTTTCACCTTTTTGGTATTGTCCATATGCAATTTTTAAACCTTCAAATATACTTTTAAACTTCATTTTATTTTACCTGTGAATGTAAAAGGGGCCTTGCGGCCCCTTCTAAAACTAAAACGGAGTTTTAGTATCTGACGTCTCTTCCACATCAGCCTTTGTTTGCACGTTGCCTTTTGAGACATTCCCTGAGAAGTCCTTTGCACTTAAATACAAAGTCTTATCTTTTTGTCCCATGATTCGGTCCATAGTTACAACCCAACCATACCAAGAACCTTTATCGTTCTTTTGTAGATTTGATTGAAGATTGTAGACTACCCCATGCATAGGTGGTACAGCAAATCCGCCTTTACCATCGTCAATCTGAACAGACTTCATCATAGAATTCCATTTCTTACTGACGCTCAACTGAGTTGATTTCATAGTAATTAAAGCAGGGCTGTATCCGCCTTGTCTTTTTTCTACCATCACATAGTAATAAGCAGTCTCTTCTAAATAGTTACCGTTTGGTAATCTAATTTTAGAGCCATCTCTTTTACCTGTTTGGATAACCGGACTGCCTGGTGAGTGTGTAGCCACAGGAGCACCTGGCCCATCACCTCTGTCAGACCATTCCGGATAGTCTTTTTTGTAGTAACAAGGTATAACCTTGATACCTTTTTTACCATCGAACAAGTCGTTGGTAACAGTATTGTAGATCATACCTGGTTTGGCACCCTCTACAAACTTCGCATCACCTTCAGTTACCTGTGGTGATAGCTGTCCTAAGATTCTGATAAACGGTAACGCCATATCTTCTTGCGTCATGTTTTCAAAACCTTTTTGCAGATCGTTACCAAACAACGCAACTGATCCGTTTTCTTTAGCTTTTATTTCATTAGCCATTATTCATCCTCCATTATTTTTTCCGACTTATTTTTGTTTTGTCTTTTATCCAAAGATGAAAGACGTCAGAAGGCATGTCAAGGCCGGCCTTGACACGCTCCTCATACAGGGCTGTCAATGTATTCCACGCCACATCAGATTTCTGTTGTGGAGTAAAACCATTAGCAACCGCAAGGTCCACCAATTGGTTCGCCTTGTTATCTTCTCCCTTTCCAAAACTAACAGTCACATTGTTTTTAATAATGTCACCTAAGTTTTGGTCACGAAGCCATTTATAGGCAGCTTCTCTAGTCAAATCATCTTTTGGTAGAGTAGCCCTAAATTCTTTTTTTACAGAAACTTTACTGCCATCTGCAAGTTTTATTTCTGATAATCCCTGTTCTTGTAGAAGTTCAGGTATAACTCTAGAACTAATATCATCACGCTCTTGTTTTTTAGCTTTGAGTTTATCTTCTAGTTCTGCTACCTCATCTTCTTTCTTTTTTAATAACACACATTGTTGTGCAATATCTGTTATCTCTACATTATCAAGCATGTCTTTAGTATCTTTTAACATTTCACTTCTTACGTCAAATGCACCACTGCCTGTATATGTTTTTATTTTTGTACTCATTGTTATCCTTTCTGATAGAGATCGAAATTTATTGGATAATATTTAGCCTCTCTTCGATCCCATTTGAGAAGGTTAAACTTTCCGTTTGTTTTATCACAAACGATTGCACAAGAGATACCAATAATAGCTGGATCACCTGTGAGCAATACATAATCTTGTTTTCTAAAATCTCTTAAATTTTTTTGCATCTTAAAAACAAATGGACTTGATGAGAATATTATTTGTGAATCTGGGCCATAGTTAGGCAAACAGATTACAAGATAACCAAAGTCAGATGCACCTAATATATTTATATTTGCAGGCGGGTGCTGTAACACATATACAAATTTTTCTTCAGGATTGTTTTTGTGAAAGTCTAAAAACTCTCTTAAAGAATTTGGTTTATATAATTCAAAAATTTTATTCTTCATTCTATTATTCTCTTGACACAGATATATATCTTCCTATATAGATGTCAAGTAGAAAGAATATGAATTACAAATTTAAAACGACACCATATAAGCATCAGCTTACTGCTTTAAAAAAGTCATGGGATAAAAAAGAATATGGCTATTTTATGGAGATGGGTACAGGTAAATCAAAAGTGTTGATTGATAATATGTCTATGCTTTATGATAAAGGTAAAATAAATGGGGCATTGATTATAGCACCAAAAGGCGTTTACACCAACTGGTTGTCTCAAGAAATACCAAATCATTTAGTTGACCACATAAAACCCAAAATGGTACTATGGACTGCAACAACATCCAAAGCAAAGGATAAAGAGTATCAACAATTATTTGAATCAGATTTAGACCTTCACATCCTTATTATGAATGTTGAAGCATTCAGCACAAAAAAAGGTGTGGAGTTTGCATATAAATTTTTAAGAACTCATAAAACTATTATGGTTGTGGATGAGTCTACCACTATTAAAAATCCATCAGCTAAAAGAACTAAAAATATATTATTGTTAGGTAAACACGCACAATACAGACGTATTCTTACAGGATCTCCTGTAACTAAATCACCCTTAGATTTATATAGTCAATGTGCTTTTTTAGATGAAGATCTGTTAGGTCACGTATCTTATTATACATTTAGAAATAGATATGCTGTTATGATAGATAGAAATTTTGGTGGTAGAAGAGTGCAGATAGTGGGATCTTATCAAAGATTAGATGAACTAGAAGAGATATTAAAAGAGTTTTCTTATCGTGTACAAAAGAAAGATTGCTTAGACTTACCTAAAAAAATCTATATGAATAGAGTTGTAGAATTAACTAAAGAACAAAATGAAGCTTATGCAACTATGAAGTCCGCAGCTCTAGCTCAACTAAAAGGTAAGATGGCTACAGCTCCTCACGTATTAACACAACTGATGCGGTTGCATCAGATAACTTGTGGTCATTTAAAATCTGATGATGGTGAGATAACTAATTTTAAACATAATCGTATCGAAGAACTTATTGATGTTATTGATGAAATGGAAGGTAAAGTTATAATCTGGGCTAACTATGTGCATGATATAAAAGAAATTACTGAAGCTTTGGAAAAAGAATATGATGAGGGATGTGTGGTTCAATATTATGGAGAAGTATCTTCTGAAGATAGACAAAAAGCCATTAAAGAATTTCAAGATCCTAAATCTAAAGTTAAATATTTTGTAGGTAATACACAGACTGCAGGATATGGATTAACTCTTACTGCTGCTAGTAATGTAATTTACTATTCTAATAGTTACGACTTAGAAAAAAGATTACAATCAGAAGACAGAGCACATAGAATAGGCCAACACAAACCTGTAACTTATGTAGATCTTATAGCTAAAAAAACTGTTGACGAAAAAATTATTAAAGCACTAAGAAAAAAAATTAACATTGCATCTACGGTAATGGGTGATACAGTTCAAGATTGGATATGAAATACCCGTTTTATATAAGGATGGTAATACTTATGTTGGTTGGAGCATGTGCACCCATATTAATAACCACAGTATTAAATCATTATTTTGGATTTTCAATTAAAAGGTCTATGGAATTAACCTTTATATTCTGTATTCCTATTGCTATCTGGATGGCAATTAAAATAAATGAACGGTGGCATGATGATAGAGAATAAATCATGGAAAATATTGTGATGATAACTTTATTAACTCTTACACTATTTGGTAAAATAGAAATGCATACATTTGAAATACCAAATACAAGAGAGGATTATAATGGACGTGACGGTATCAACTGGCATGATTCAAACGCAATAGTTTGTAGTAGTTGGTATCATCAGAATGTAGTAATCACTTTAAAAAAAAATCCCAAACCAGGAGAGAATCATTACAAACATAGATGGAAGGGTAAAAAAGTTATTGGTTATGTGTGTGGAGGACACGAACCAAAATAATTAAAAAATCAAAAAAACGTTTTCTTAATTTTTTTTCCCCTACTGCTACAACACTTATTTTTTGCCTTAATTCACTTTGCTTGCTTATTTAACCTTTTGAAAAAGTGTGTGTGGTATAATAGGGTATGAAAAAGAAAGAAGAAGAAAAATTAACATATGAAGAAAAACTTAAATTACATAAAGAATGGGTTAAGTTTTGTCGAGAACATAAATGGGTAAAACAAGAGAACGGTAGGTGGAAGTTAGTAGAAGTTGAGTTAACTAAACTTGAAGATTAAAGATCTACAAGTCCTGTCTCTCTATTTAAATATTTGTATTCTATTTTATGGATATCAAAATCACTCATTAATTTTTTACAAATATCTGTGTGATCAAATTCACCACAAGAATAAACATCCATTTGCACTAACGCAGGTTTAGGTTCATCCCATATATGCATTGCTATGTGTGAGGTTTCTATAATTGCTACAGCTGTAATACCTCTGTTACCATCCATGGCACAATACTTTACATAAGGACCCATAAATATTTTCATATCTATGGACTCTATAAAATCTATCATCCAATTTTTTAGATACTCTTCATCTGTCGGTGGTCGACTAGCCTCGGCGCGAATGATTAAGTGCTTGTGCACCAGAAGACTATTTTTCATAAGCTAAATCTCTTCGTATTGAGTCTTACCGGCGTCGTTACGGAATGCTCGTAGTTTTTGTTTACGATTACCATCTTTGTTATAAGATACATGAATCCAACCACTATCGGGTGTGCCATTATAAAATTCTAAAATTGCTTGGTCGTAATCTAGCTCATTAGTAATCCACTCAAATAGCATCTTGTTATCTACACGATGACATTCGAAGTCTGCCGCCTGGCCACGTGCATGCTGCGATCGTTCAGAGCTGCCGATTGCTACACATAATTCTGGTGATCTGTAGCCCGAGGACACGCTTATAATACCCCACTCATCACGAGTTGGTTGTAAAATATTTTCACAAAGTAATTTTAAATTTTCTATATGTTCTTCTGTTGGTGTATTATCAATACCTTTACGATCCGCTGTCTGCGAAGCAGTTAATTCTTTTAAAGAAAAGTTTAAACTTAATTTCATCCAAACATCCTCTCTAAAACAAAGAGTACTGCAGTTCCCGCAACAGTCAAAAGAACCCAATAGATTTTATCTATCTTGCCGCCCAATTTATCTACATCTTTGTGTACGTGAGTTAAATTCTTTTTCACTCCTGATATGTGTCCATACAGGGATAATATATGTTCTCTTGTTGTCTTTGGTTTCATGTCCATACTTAACCGATACCTCTTTGTTTTAATCTTATCGCTTGTTCGTCGGGCGATAATAGTGCTGTTTCAGATGCTGTCAAGCCTGTGTTTGGCACTAGGTTGTTTACAGTTGTTTGCACCACTGGTGTTGGTTGTTTAGGTAGTGGTGGTGTTTTTATTCTTGGCGTAGTTCTTATTGAGGCTAGACCAACATTACTTGGTTCAACCGCAGGTAAACTACTTCTTCTATCGTCTTTTGGTCTGTCATAATAGAAAGGCTCATCAAATCTATCTCTTCTGAGTCTTCTAATAACTCTTTTCATTTCTCTTTTTGGAAATACAAATCTTTTATCCAAATCATAATCAAAATCTAATTCTTTTTCTCTTTTCTTAATTATATCTAATTTTTTCTTAAATCTGTCTTCAGAGAAGTTAACTGGTGTAAATTTACCGTTCATAATATTTCTAATCGTTCTAGAGCTAATACCTTTTCTAGCTTTAAATATTTTTCTAATATCTCTATCAGTTAAACCAAATTCTTTAGCTGCTTGTATGGCGTTGTAAATATCTTTTTGTAATCTAAAAGCCTCACGCTGTATGTCTATAAATTCTTCTACAATCACATCTCCACCTCTAGCTCTAATATCTTTAAACTTATAAAAATCTTCGGCTCTAAATACATCTGATCTAATTCGTGTAAATTCAGATATTTTGTAATCTAAAGATTCTTTAATATCTACATTGTAAGGTTTTAAACCTGTGCTTGCACCAATGATGACATCTCCTGTTTCTCTTACTACACCTGTTGGTGTAGGTTGTTTTGTAATTGCATCAAAAAACTTTTGACTAGATGTAACAATACCAGGTTCTAATACATTTAAAATATGCATGAGAGATTTTTCACCTTTTTCATAAAGAGTATCTGTTTTACTCCATATTTTTTTACCTGTGTCTGTTTGACCTCTACCTACATCTAGAAAAGGTTCAAATCCAATTGGGGTACTTATGTAAGATTCAAAAAAAGTTCTCACCGGTCCATTTTTACCAAAGAAAACTTCAATTATATCTTTGTCACCTAAAGATTTTTGTTCTCTTAATTTTGTAAAGATGGCTTCGATCGGTTCTATTACTACAGACTGCGGAATGAAATCTGATAAATCTACAACTTTAAATCTACCTTTATCAGGTTTAGTTAGTGGTAACATGTTTGAATTAGCTTGATATGGAGGTGCAAAGTATTGTTTAAATAAATTCATTTCTTCATCACCTAATCCTGTTATTGATCCATACAATCCTTTGATACCCATAGATGCACCACCCAATACGGTATATAAACCAAGTAATCCTCTTATTCCCATAGCTCTCAATTCAGGATTCGTAGAGGCCGCTTCTTTCACGGAGATAGTCATATTGTTAAATGTTGTTCTTAACATCTCTGCAGGGAAAGATACAAAATTACCAAACGGACTTCGTCTTAATTCTTTAATAAATGCAGGAACTTTACTGTAAGTTGGAATAGTATTTCTTGTATACCACGAAGCTGCTTGTCTAATGGCTTCGTCTATATCTACTTTACCACCTGTTAACGTAGTGTCTAACATTTCTCTACCAGCTATATCTCTAAACCATTTTCTTGCGTTTGCCACATCACCTTTAAATAAATCTTTTGTAAAAGACTTATACCAATTGTAAGTAAACCATTTCCAAACGTTATCACCTCCAGCATATAGTCTTGCTGCCTTTTCTGTAAGTGGATTTTTTTCTAAAAATTTAGCTAAACCTTCTACAGTTTCAATACTACCATTTCTAACTTCTTTTAAGACTGCCTGAAGTTCTGACGCTACAATGTTTTCATCTAAAACACCGTATTTAATACCTTCATCAATATTAGCTAGTAATCTTAATTCTGCTTTAGCGTCACCTTTACCTGCATTAAAAATATCATCAGCCACCATGGCAATAGCATCTGTTGCTGAAGCTCTGCCACCAAGAACTCCTCTTGCAAGAGGGAACATCATTGCAGAATAAAAGTTTCTAACTTGTGTTTCAGGAGACAATACAGTTTTACCATACTGCACTCCTGTTTTTAATTGTAATAAATTTTTGTAAAGACCATGTTGTATGAATGCATCCATAAAACCTTTTGATGTTGTAAGAGCTTCAACTAAATCTGATGCACCATATAAAGGTTTTTTAATATCTGTTAATAATGATTTCATAGCTCCAAGTCCCCTAGCTCCAGATATTCTTACAGGGTTCATAATACCAGCTCGCTTTGCAGCTTCTTCTGTTCTAAATAAAATACCTTCTTTAGTTAAAACTTTAGCTAATCTGTCAAATAACAGTTTGTTAGTAGTTTGTGTAGACATTGAAGAAATGGTTGTCATTACTTGTGCTCTTAAATTGTTTTGTTGACCCAATAAATTTTTAATTACTGTAGGTAATTCTTCACCTGTTGCTATAAAGTTTTTCATTCTTATAAGTTTTCCTATTTCATTTAAATTTCTTATAGGATCATATTTATCAACTTTACCTAATCTTAATATTTCTCTGACCATTTCTTTAGCTTGAAGTTCTCTAGCTCTACCAACAGAGACTCCAGGGCCACCATAAACTTTTTTAGCTTGCACTCTATAAACTGCACCACCTTTGCCATTAATTAAATTAAGAGCAAACTGTTGTGCTTTTTTAAATAAAGGCGAAGTTTCAGAAACAGCGTATCCAGGGTTTTCAAATATAGCAAAAGACTTTCTCATATAACCTTTTACATTTTTAAGAACAGCATCTCTTAAATCACCTGATGGTAATAAATCACCAAATGTTTTTCTAATCTTATCCATATCTGTTTTTAAAGCTCTTGCTGTAACTTGTAGATCTTTAGGTAAAGCAGCTAAAGTTTTCTGTCCTTTTAAAAATTCTAATACACCATCTAAATAATATTCTTGACTAGCTTTGGAGTTTTGTATCCCTTTGTTGTATCTACCTTCAAAAGATTTAGCTAATCTGTAAGATCTTTTTTCTATACTTTCTAATAATTTTTCTGTTCTTCTTGCAGCTCTTTTAATTTCTTGTCTTGCTGCTGTAGTTAATGCATATTGTTTTCCTGTTTGAGGACCCATAGATCTTAAATAAGCTAGTTTGTTATCTAATCTTTTTAATGATGCCTCTAGTGGTTTAGAACTCTCTGTTGAAAAAGTTCTCCACTTTGCAAAGTCTGGTAATTTAGCAGTCCACGCTCCTTTTACCGTTTGTCCAAATGCAGGTAATACAACTCTTGTGCCTAATTCTTTAACTAATAACTCACTACCTTTTTGAGCTAGTTGAAAAGGAACTCGTATGCCTGGTATTCGTGCACCAACATATGATACAGGTTTAATTACAGTGTCAGCTGCTTTAGCTCCTATACCTAATACAAAAGCTCCAGGCTTATATAATCCATATTTAGCACCAATAGGTAATGCTTTACCTGCTAATGCAAATCCAACACCGAATGTTGCGCCTTCTTGACCAAATTTAACTTTGTTTATAAATCTAGCTGCAGCTAAATCTCTACCTGTCTTGCCTTCTTCACTTACTGGTTGATAAAATAATGTTGGTCTATCTGGTTCTGCAACTAATGCATCAGCTGCTCCTAAAGCTAAACCACCTTGACCAGATCTTCTAGCAATACTTGTACCAAGTTTAGCTGATCTTCTTAAAAATTTGTTTTCTATGTTAGATAATGTTTTTCTAAACCCTGTATATGATTTACGTATGCTACCTAATTTAGGTATTTGATTTACAATTTTTAAAGTTACTGTACTTGGCAAACCATATTGAACTCCTATTCTAGCAATGTCACCAGTTAAAGTTTTAGGACTACCATGTTCGGTTACAAACTCTCTAGTTACATCATTTAACTTTCTGGTAAAACTAGTATCAAAAGTATAATCAACAGGGATGGTTAATATATTAGCAAGACCTTCAAATATGTTTGCACCTGCCCCCGCTATGGCAGCTTGAAATTCTTTACCTACTGTTGTTTCATCTTTCTGTATATCCTCTTCAAACAAAGGTTCTAAACCTTTTTTCTTTCTTTCTTTGTTTACATAGTCTAACGCAAAAGCTGCACCAAAACTTTTTGGATCATTTCTTAATTGTTCAACAAAACCACCTGCTGTTGTTTTAGGTTTTACAACTTTTACTTTATCACTAGGATTTGTTTCTAAAATATTGTTTTTAGTATCTTGATCTTTTGCAAACTGTTTTAATTGCGGAAGTGTAAACTCAAAGGGATTAGCCATAATTAGGCCTCCTGTGGTAATACTAATTCGACTCCGTATTTAACATTGAAATTGTCTACATCTGCTTGTGTTGCAATTGAGGCAAAGTCTGCGAGAGCTTCATAGCTGTTAGCTAATAGTCTTACAATCTCATCGCCAATTTCTTTTGGTAATCTAGCTCTTAATTGATCGTAAGTTAGTTGCATAGGAGCTGCTTCTGTAGGACTAACAGTTTCTGTTTCTGACATATTAACATCTGTTATACCACCAGGTGTTTGTGTCATTACATTAACATCTTCTGTCATTGTTACCGGTCCACCTTCTGCAAAACCTCTTTGTAGATTTTTTCCATACTCTTGTGTAATTTTTGTTGCCTCCATAATTAATTTTTCAGAATATTTTGGATCATCTTTAGTTATTCCTTGAGCTTCAAGACTAGATTCTGCTGCCTCAAAAATTCTTTCTTGAACTTCATCACCTTTAACTATGTTTGAAATATCAGAAATATCTAAACCTTTTACAACAAAGTTTTCAAAGTCGCTTTGATAATCTGCTTCTATCTGTTTTAGTTTTTCTGCATCACCTGCAGCTGCATTTCTTTTTAATTTATATACTTCATCAAGATATCCCTTAACTGCATCAACTCTAGTTCTTGATCTTAATTGTGCACCTTTTAAATCTATTTCACCAGCTGTTACAGCTTTAACTAAATCATCTCTTCGTTCTCTACCTTTAGCCTCTCTTGTGTCCATAGACGTTCCAAGATCAACTCCTAATTTAGACAAAGGTTTTGATATGGTAGCAAGTGTTCCACCAATACCACCACCTTCTGATGGTGCACCTAATATATCTAAACCTGCACTAGCGATTCTTAAGTAATCACCAGTTGTTAAACCTTGTGGTTTGTATTCTGGAATTTGTTCTTCAACACTTCTATAAATATCTAATACTTCACCACCAGGCGCATAACCCTGTCTACCTAAACCAGATGCAATACCTGTGCCGTAGCTAGATACTTTACCGCCTCTAAACATTGGTCTTCTTAATATTCTACTCATAATTATCCAAAAGGTTTAAAGCCTAATGCTCCTGCTAATCCTGCACCACCAATACCTAATCCTAATAATTGTTGGGTAGCACTTGGTGGAGGTGTTGATTGAACTTGTGTTGCTGCTGGGAATCCACCGATAACTGATGCTAACTGTGGTCCTATTAATCCTAATTGTGTGTAATCTGCAAAGGCTGCTTCTCTAGCTGCTTCTTGATCTGCTGCTAGTTTAGCTTGATCTAATTGTCTTTGACCTGATCCTAATGCGGTTTGATATTGTCCTAAACCTTGTCTTGCTTGAAGATCAGCTGCCGCGGCTGCTCTTGCATTTTGAAATCCTGCTTCTCTTAATCTAGCTTCTTCTACTGCTCTAGCTATATCAGCTGTTGCTTGATACTCACCTAAAGCTGCTGCTTCTCTACCACCACCAAAAGCTCCAGCTTGTGCTGCTCTTTGTCTTAAAGATGTAATGCCTTTTGCTTGTTCTCTATCCATAGCCGCAAGCGAAGTATCAATAACTTCTTGTTGGTATGGTGACATAAATTGTTTGTAAGCATCTGCTCCAACTAAACTATCTAAACCTGCTGCAGCTGTTGCTGCTTGTTGTTCTAATGCTGATTGATCTTGTACAAATTGTCTACCTGTATACGTAGCTGTAGGAATAGGACCTTTAAGAAGAGCTAACCCTCTATCTGTAATCCCCATTCCAGCTGCTTCTACAAATGGTTCTCTATACTGTCGTGTTATTGTTTCTGCCATTATACTTTTCCTTCCAGACTATACATCATATCATACATTCTTTTTGCGCCTTTGTTAACACTTCCACCACCTGCTGCTCTAACAGCATCTGCTGTCATTACAAATTCATTTTTACTTAATCTTGCTGGTACATCATCAGCTCTCTCTTTTGTACCTTCAGGTATAAATCCACCACCTCTCATATCTTTTTCCATTATACCACCATCTTTAGCTTCATCTCTAGGACCATACTTCATTCTGTCTCGGTATTCCTCATACTCTCTTCTCATTCTTTCTTTACCTTTTTTATTTTGATATTTTCTTTTACCTTCAAAATATTCTTCTGGACTCATTATACCGCCATCAGCCATATTAGTTTTTTTTCTTTCCATGGCATCTCTTATTTGATCAATTACACCATCTGCAGCGCCAGTATATTCTTTTATAAGATCATTATCAGCGCCTCTTTTAATTAACATTTCTATTTTACCTATGGATACTTCACCACCATCAGCCATACCAGATCTAGCTTGATCCATAAATTCTCTGAAAGACATTGGTTGTAATCCTTGTTCTTCCATTTCAAAAACATATTGTTCATACATTTCTTCTATGTCAGTTTTATATCCTGATGCCATTTGCATAATACCTTCATCAGATTTTCTACTCATTCTATCAAATTCGTTTTGTGCTGCCTCTGCAGCATCTTTAGGAGATAATCCCATTTCTAAATATTTTTCAAAAAGCATTTCTAAAATTCTATCGTTTTGAGTGTTAGACACTTGGTCACCATATTCAACTCCTTGGTCTCTCATGAAATCTCTAATACCTAAATCTTCTGTTTCTTCTTCTATTTCTACTTCACCACCTCTAGCAAATCTTTTAAACTCTGCTGGTGCTACACCACTAAATGGTATTCCAAAAGCTTGTTCAACTCCAGATTTAGCAGCTAACATAGCCTCTACAAAATCAGGTTCTTCTTTTACTACACTTACCTCTACTGGTTCATCTTTTTTGCCTTTTCTTCTTTTTTTATTATCTTTATCATCATCATCATTATCATCATCTATTTCAATTCCTTCCAAGAGAGCTGTATATTCAATATCGTCTGGCTTTTTTCTAAACAAAGAAGTAGCAGACTTTGGAGCTTTAAAACCTTGCATTCTAGGAGTCATATTTTTAAACATTGCAAGACCACCTTTATCATATCCATATCTATCTAACATACTATTTACATAATCAGGTTCGTAACCTGCATTTAAATAAATATTTAAGATTGATGTTCTTCTTTTAGTTTTATCTAACACACCTTGTTTTCTTAATTCTTCGTTATACTTATCTATTTCATCTTGTCTAATTTCTGCAAACTTTGCAGATTGATCTATTGCTGTTTGTGCACCTATTGTTTTTACTGCACCTTGTCTTTCAATAAAATCTGCCCCTCTTCTTGCACCTTCACCTATTTTTTCAGCAAAGCTAAAAGTTGCTCCTGGATCATCAACTCCTGCCATGGGAAACTTACTTGCAACTGCACCTAAACCTTCGGCTGCTACATTAGGGGCAATTGCTAATAATCCTGCTCTTAATGGATCACCTTGCTCATCCGTAGCTGCAGATGTTGCTGCTGCTATTAATGCTCTTTTTCCTAATGCTGTTCCCAACCCACTACCAAAACTTAAACCTGCAGTAGAAGGTCCAAAGCCAGCAGCGATATAAGGTAAGAAAGGTCTTACCTCTTTAGGTATAATCTTTTTTGCTATTTTACGAACTGGTCTGAATGCTCTTTTAACTAATCTTTTTACCATATTTTATCTCTAATTAATGTAGTGAAATGCAAGGCAGCCAAGCTTGATATAGGCTGTATCTTTCATTTTACTTGTTTTTTTACTCTCAGTCAATCTTAGAATATGTTAGTAGCAGCACCTAAAGGTATCTCTTCAACGGTTACTTTTACATCTCTTCTGATGTGTCCAGATTCCGTAGAAGTTTCAGGATTTTGTACATCTGCCAACGCTTCTGCGTCTGACTTATATTCCTTGCCTGTAACTGTATTTGTAAGAGTTACCTCTGTTTTAGGTGTAATTACTGGTATTCTTTTACCATTAATTATTTCATACCTAACAGAAGCTTCTGTTTCAATAAACGGCATTATCTATCCTCCCTATTTATTTCTAATACTGATGCAATAACATCTACTGCACCACTTGTTGCTTGTGCTTTTAATATCTCGCTTTCCTCCATAATTAAAGGCTCACTTAATACTTGTTCTTTTTCATTAGCACTTAAACTAACATTGTTATCTACTACAAATGCTGTGCCACTAGAATTAGTTAAAGTTACTTTAACAACAGCTGCACCTGCTGCATCCTCTGCCACCAACAAAGATTTAACAATAGCTCTAGAGTCAGCGGGTACTGTGTAAACAGTAGTATTTGTAGTATCTGTTAAACTTGCTTTTTTATTTAAATATATATTTGCCATTAACCTAATCCTAACCAAGTAAATCGTTCTTGGTCTTCTTTTAATTGTCTTAAAAATGTAGCATTTAATTGTTCTACTACAGAAGACAATGCTCTGTTAATTTGTCTTTGATTATCTTCTGTATATTCTTTTTTTGGTTCTGGTAATCTGACTACTATCTTTGCCATTATCTTCTTCCGTCAGGTTGTAGATCAGCTTGAAATGTTCCAAATCTCCAAGACTCACCTGATCCTGTATTCTCTATTTTAATATTTGCGTATCGTCCTCTTGCTCTTGTATCTACTTTAGTTGTAGATGATGTAATTGTAAAGGGGCTTAAAGTGGTAGCTGTCGCATCTTCTGACGGATAATCTGAAACAGATACTGTCACTTGATTATTTCCAGTCAATACTTTGAAGTTAGGTAAAAATCTTCTCATGGCTAAAAAGTATTCACCTATACCTTGATCTGTTTGTAAAGCAAAATTATAAGATTGTATAAAAGAAAGTAAAGCTGTTGTAGTACCATCAGGGTTTATCTGATCTGTGCCTATTTCATGTTCGAATAAAACACTTTGACCTAATCCTGTTTCTCCTACAATTGCAGGAAATGTTCCAGTGCTTGTACTATTATAAGCGGTTGCATAAGGTTTTGGATATATCAATGAGTCAATCCAAGTTGTTCTATTAAAACTAGTGTTTGTATTAGTATACCAATTACCCATTTCACCTGGTGGTGCTTTTGCTCCATAATTATAAATAACTGATCTATCATTAAATGTAGCGCTAGATGTTGGATACCACCATAACACTTCTGTAAACAAATTATTTATACCAGCACAAACTTGTTGTCCTTTAGTTGTGTTTATATCATCATAAACATAATCTTCTACAGAACATGGTAAAGAATTTACTGTACCATCAAATGCAAAGAAACCATTATTAGACATCCAGTAAGCAACACCATCAATCTCAACAGCTGCATTCTGTCCTATCAATCCACAGTTTGTACCCACTTGTTCAAAACCAAATGTAAATGGTGCACCTACAAACTTCATTGTATATAAAGCATTGTCAGTCCACACTAGAATATTTTCTTTTGCAACTAATGCACCCATAATCCGCGTTCCGTCTTGAAGTCTTTGTGAACCGGCTGTATTGGTTGCTTGAATAGTATATTCATTAATACTTTCATCTGCAGAAAATCTAATAAACATATCATCTTGAGTTGTTGGTGAACCTATAGTTACTTCTGTTCCAAAATGAATTAAGTGTCTTGTTGTTGGTGAGATTAAAGTTGTTCTTGTTGCGGTAGGATTGTTTGTAGTTTCAAATCCACTTGTTGATGTTGATGCTCTATTACTTGTAGGACTAGCAACACCTGCATCCCATGTAAATGTTTTTCCATTTAATATTGTAGCAACTAAAACTTCACCAAAAGAATTTAAAGACCAAAGACCAGGTTCAAGCGTAACTGTAGATGCTAAAACTGCACTACCAAATCCTGTAAAGTCAGTTGCATTAGTAACAGTTGCAGCATCACTATGTGCTTGACCATTTGATGTGCCTGCTGTTGCTGTGCCTAATGCACCTCTAGTTATACCTGTTAACTCATTACCTACTACACCAGTATAAGTTATTAATTCATCACCAACAGCTATTGTACCTGCTGGACTTGGAAAACCTGTTGTTGATGTTAATCTAATTTGTGTTGCTGATCCATTGTTACCATTTGTATCCGCGCTCAACGCCCCGTCTAAATCGTTTTGTAAAGCACCTGTAATAGTACCACCATAATTTCCAATACCAAAACCATAACCATAGTTTTGTGCAGCGGGACCAACAGGCTCATAAGGTTTTAAAGTTATACTACCACCTGTTGCAACTGTGCCAGTTGCAGCTGATCCCATTGTAATTGTAAAAGTAGTTGGAGTTGGAACAGTAATAACTTGAAATTTTTTATCTTCAAAGTCTGATGTGGAAAAACCTGTGCCGCCTGGTAAAGTAACACTATCAAATAAAACTATATCACCTACATTTATTCCATGTGCAGCTGAAGTTGTTATTGTAACTGTTGTTGTAGAGTTTGTTGAAAGTGTTGCACCAGTAATACTAGTTTTTAAAGGAGTGATATCAAAAAGTTGACCTTCAAAATAAATCAATAAAAATTTGTCTGTGCCTAATGCTACGTATCTATTTCCATCTAAATCTACAAATGCAAATTCTTTTCTTACAACACCTACAATAGTGTCAGTAAGAAGTGATTGCCAACCACCTATTTTTTCTGGTAGTCCATATCTAAATCTAGTTAAATCAGAATCTGTCCAACGACCAACAGCACCAACAGAAGTATCCTGTCGATCTATTCCTGGCGCAAATTTAATTTGTTGAAGAGCCATCTGTTAGCTCCTATGCTGTATTTGTTTTATAAGCCCAGCCTCTTGTAGAATCTACGTAGACAAGTGTAAAAGATTGACC